TCTTTATACTTCTGAATAGATTGCTCTCCTCTAGCATATAGCCTCAACTTGTGGAAGCTGTTGTAGTTTGAATTAAACCTGTCAAAACTTCCTCTACTGCCTCTAAACCACTCAGATTCTATAGCTCTACCAACTTGTAGACCGTACTCGTAGGTAGATTTTTCTTCATCTGGTACGACCTGATCTGGAAAAGAACTATTGTAATTAGTTTTTATCATCTATTTTATTTTTGAATTATAACCCGTGTTATCATATCTTTTAATACCTAAAGCTACAGATTTGGTTTGCCTTTTGTTAACAGGAGTATACCTATTTTTATTACAAGCCATTATTGCTAAACCTGAGCTTATCGAAGCATCGTGCTTTGTTCTATTATTAATATTGAACTTAGCCCAGTCTTCTAATGTTTTTTGATGGTACATATCTCCATAACCATCTTCTTTTAATCCTACATATGTTTCTATATAAGATTCAATTGCAGCAGCGTGTGCTTGCTTAATATCTTCACTTGAGTTAGGTATTCCACCTATCTCCTTTTCAGTTGTTGAAAGTTTATTCCAAACTTTATCAGGACGATTCATAGAATAACCTCTATAACCTCTTCGTTTTAAATAATATAAAAACCTAGGTTTATTATTCTCAGCAAGTATAGGCATGCCATAAAATACACAAGCCATTAATACATCTTCAAAGAATATTTCAGCAGTTTGTGGTCTTGATATGTATTCTAAAAACAAATGATTAGGTGGCGCGTCTTCCATGCTAAACTTTGTTAAGCCATGTAAAGCACCATTAGATCCTTTACCATCTACAGTACCTGATATATCGTAACTATCTAATCCAAAAGCTCCAACGTGTTCGTTTCCAGGATACTTACCGTTATTCTTTAGTATCACTCGGTTTTGTAAGTTTTTAGGTGGTACCCAGCTTATTTGAAACCTACCGTTTCTATTTGGGTTAAATATAACCCTTGAATCTTGTATACCATTTTCCCATTGAAAGCTACCAGTTGTAACTGTTGCAGAATTATTTAACTCTGCATTATAATCTATCTGCTCGTATATCTTAGTTAGATTAAATAAACTATCTTTAGTTTCGTCTCTAAATGCGTGAGCTTCAGTTCTTGGAAACTGTCTGTAGTATTCATTTAATCCATCAGGATCATCTTTTAATCCATCAACTTCGTTTTCCCAGTGCTCAATGACTCCGATTGTAATTGGTTCACCATCAACTCCTTTGACTGGACTCTTTTGTCTAACGAAGACAGGAAATCCAAAAGTATCCATGAATCCTTCGTAGTTCCATTCCATAGGGATGAAAAGAGAGTAGAGGCCAGAAGATGTTTGTCCGTTTCTATTTCTCTTTGTAACTGTTGAATTATTGTATAGTTTTTTGAAATTGTCTCCACCTTTGTCTAAAGCATTTGAAGTCGAGCCCATCATACACTTACCAACAACCTTAGCTCCTAGTCTTAATGTAGTTTTTGTAACTCTCCAGTTATTTAATATATTATCAGGTCTTTCCCATTTACCACTTTCATCATGAGCTAATAGCTTTAGCTTTTCACCATCATAAGAGTTATCACCTGTATTTTTCCAGTCAATAGTTGTATCTAATCCTTCTAATTCTCTAAGCTGTTCATTCGACTCAAGCTTTCTTCTAGTAAGCTTTGATGCCGGAACACGATATGCCAGTTCCGTTTTCGGCCTGTCCATACCATCTTGAATGGGTTTAAAGAAGAACGGGTAGTTGACTGATATGGGTACAACTTTATCTGTGAACATTTTTTTGGCATCCGAACCAGACTTGGACAATATACCGAATCTAGCATCGGAAGATATTGTAGCTTGGTTAACAAGCTCCGCTGATGACATAAAAGAGAATCCAGATCGTCTGTTTTTAAGGTAGCACATTCCGTAACATCTTGTATCTGCTTTACATGCTTCCCAAAATATAAAGAAGAGTCTGTTAGCTTCTCTATAGTCTGGTGCTCCAATATCGATCTTTGACCATTGGAGGTACATGTAATGAGTACCAGTAATGTAATTAGCCACGCCGTTATTGTAAAACCAATAACCATTTTCTCGCCTTTTGAATTCTTCGTCGATGTAATCATACCACTTTTCTTTAAATTCAGCTGGATATTCTTCCCAGTCAAATCTACTTTTAATTTTACTTAGCTCTTTTGGGTAGTCTTGTCTTTCCCAGTATTGTTCCGCTTTTTTATCGCTTCGTTTAAACGGTTCATCTGTTGCCGGTAAAGCAATCCTGAGATCCTGTATTTCAATGATTTGTCCAATTTTTCCAGTTTTACTTATTACTATAAAATCATAATCAGAGTTATAACCATACTCCCATTTTTTAAATCTATTGTTTTTAGCTAATATCTTAGGATTTACAACGTCCTTAATCTCTTTCCAAAGCAACTGCTCGTAACTCACTTACTTCTCCCCTCTGCAAAACCTCTAAAAGACTTTTGCTCTTTAATTTCCTTTGGCTTTTCATTTAGTATATCTTCCTCTTGTTGAATACGATTAAGTATTTCAAAAGCGTCAAATATAGCTAGTTTCTTAGTAGCGGCAGCATTCTTTAATCTATCAGCGCTAACATCGTCGTCTGAGTCTACAATCTTTTCTTTTGCTACCTTTATAAGTTCCTCAACTGCTTTTTGCCCAGCTTGGATTATTTTCTTCTTCGTTTCCTTGGTATTCATGAGTTAAAGCTATATCATTTGATTTCATACAATAAAGTCGTTCACCATCTATTATAAATTCAAACTCAGAATTTGGGGTAAACGTAATAAGTGTTCCAGGAGTGATCCCTAGCGCTTCTAATGAACTATTACTATATTTCATTACACCAACGTTAGGCTGCTCTTTCCTGTTCTCTAATAAGTTTTGGTTTTTAAGTGGTTTAACAAAACAATAATCTAGATGTGGTTTAAGATTATACATGTATATTTGTTCTGGTGAAACAAAGTATAAGTCATCTTTAAAAAAGGTTGAACTATTTCTTTCATTACCTTTTTGATCATACCATCTTCTAAATATATTGTGATGCACATAAAGCTCATCACCTACTTTTATCTTTGAGGTGTAAGCCGCCGGAGTAGATACAACAGCAGCTTTTTTACTAACAAACCTATGGTTTTCAATACCTGTATTAATGATGAGTGTTTTATCATCAACTTTTTGAATATTGTCATACCTTTCATTTAAAGGTTTTACAATAAAGCTATATAAGCTTTTCATTAGTACTTTAAATCGTACTCTACAGATATTGCCATATTAGCGTTAAACTTTTTCCAAGGCAAGACTTCATTATTTTTAGTTATAAAAATATTATATGACTGATCTTGATCTTCAAAAAGAATATCACTAATAGTATGTCCACCGTATACTTCCTGACCAGTTGAATAATGCATTGCATCGTTCTTGTAGTCAGAACCTATACTAATCTTCCTTATTACTTTCGACATCTTCTTCTATCTTAGTATAAGTACCATCTTCAACATTGATGTTGATAGCACCATACTCAGCTTCTAAAACCTCTTTGTAATCTTCTATTTCTTTATTAGCTCCAGCTATTTCATGAAGTAATCCATGCTTTTGGCTTTCTAATAATCCGATGTTGTGAACTAGCTCGTTAAGCTGTTTTTGTTGCTCTTGAATTAATAATAATTCTTCTTCTTTAATTTTCATTTGATTTAATTTAATTGTTTGTTTTTATTTATTCTCCTGGTCCTGGTTCAGCAGGTGTCCATTCTGGAGTAGCTAATAAGACTAGTATCTCTTCATGAGTATAAGTCCCAACAGGTGTCAACGAACCGTTTGTAATAAAGCTAGGCTCTACCTGAAAAGACAAAACACCCTCTGTGTTAGCTACGTTTCTTCTCATTGTTTGAGCAGAAGACTGATTCACTTGACTGAACAAAACTGCGTTTGTATCAGATAAGTTAATTACTACATAAGTTGTTGCCATTGTTTAATTGTTATTTGTTAATTACTTGTTATTTATATATTTACTTGTTTTAAT